AAACAGGCTGTGGCGATTGCTCTCAGCGAAGCTAGGGAAGCAGGAGAGAAAGTTTCTCCATCACCAGCAGAAAAACGATTAAGAGGGAAGAAATTTTAAGATGGGCAAAACGTGGAAAGATTCTGAATGTAAGAAACCGATATACACTTCTAAAAAGAAAATAAGTAAATAAGGAGATGATAGATGGACTTTCAAAATCTTAGTGCAGAATATGAAAAATTAACAATAGCTTTAAAAGACGCTGAGGAATTTGATAAATTATGTAGAGAGAATCCAGAGCATGTAAAACAAATATTCATGGATGGAATGAAAACAGAATTTTGGAGATATTTTAAAGGTTGTATGACTAGAACAAAGTTTTCTATGGAACAGAATTTGAAGGGGAAACCCATCAATACCTTCGATGATTGTATTACATTGAGTAAATTTAATACAATGTATAAACAGATTGATGAATTAATAAATTTTCCTGATAATTTCTTAAAGACATTTTTGAAATTACATGAAAAAACGAGTGCCATAAAATCGTAGAACACTACGTTAAAAGGATAAGGAGATAAAAATGGCTGATGAAGAAGCGTCTGATCAGATAGACGTTAAAGATACTGAGGAACAAGTAGAAGAAACAGAGGAAGCAGTAGAAGAAGTTGAAGAAGAAGCAGTAGAAGAACCAAAACACGAAAATGATGTTCCTTATGAGCGTTTCAAGGAAGTAGTTGATGAAAAGAATACACTCAGAGGATTAACAGAAACATTATCTAATCTAGTTTCTCAAAATAGAGGATTAACACCACAAGATAAGGCTTTTGAATGGCCCGAAGATGTGGATGTTAATACTAGGAATGCTGTTGAAAAGTATTATCAACAGAATATTGGTAAAGAAAAAGCTGTCTTAGATCAAGTTCTAGGAGCAGTTTTAGAGAAGTTAGATGAAGTGAAGGCTACTTCTGCCAATCCCCAAATAAAAAAGTTTGCTAAAGAAGTAGATGGTATTCGTAAAGAATACTCTAATTCAGGAGCATATTTGACTAGGGAACAGGCATTTGAAATTGCTGTTACTAGAGGGCTTGTCAAGAAAACTTCAACTGGGAAAATTATTGTTAGTAAGTCTAATCCAATAATTAGTAAGGAAAAGACTAATAACAATCTTAATTCTACTAAGAATAAAGTAAAGAAATCCGTGCAAGATATGTCTGACACAGAGTTGGAAACAAGCATGGATAATGTAAAATTTTAAGGAGAGTGATTTTTAATGTTTAAGTGGTTATCAAACAAGCTATCTTCATGGTTTATGCCTAAGATGGCTGGTGGAGCAGATACCACATCTACTATTCTCGGTAATTACTCCGTACAAAGTGGATCAGATGCTATCCAGTATATTGCAGAGAAAACTCTTAGGGTTGCTCACAAAATTCTAAGGTTTTATGAGATGGCTGATAAGGCAATGTTGCCTTCACAATCATCCAAGACATTCCAATATACTCGGTATGAGCGTTTGCCATTACCTTTTACTACAATTAGTGAAGGTAATGAAGGTAGCTCTACTACAATGAGTATTTCAACTGTTACTGCGACTGCGGAACAGTGGGGAGCATACGTTACAATTACAGACGTTGCTGAATTGACAATTAAGCACAAGCCTCTACAAAAGGCTTTACAACTATTAGGGTTTCAGAGTGGTGAAACAGTTGAACGAGAATGTTTTAATGTTGTCGTAACTGGAACATCTCTCTTTTATCCTGGTACTGTAGCAAATAGATTTTCACTAACATCTACCGATGTAGTTACTTCTGATACATGGCGTAGGATGGTAGCAAATCTACGATTTAATGGTGCTATGGGAATGGAAAGGGCGAAAGGGGTTGCCGATCCCGAATTAGGGGATCATTATGTGGCAATTCTCGATTCTTTCATGGAATTCGATGTGTCATCTGATCCTGATTTTATTGACTCAGTTAAGTATGCTGCTGCAAAAAGGCTATGGAATGGGGAGATCGGGGAATTCTTAGGGGTTCGTTTCTTACGGTCTAACTCACTTCCAACCTTGACATCTGCTGCTGCACCTACCACAAATATTAATGAGGGTGGGGGAGATTTGGCACTACGTTATCATAGGATTCTAGTTGTAGGTTTCGATACTACATTCAATTATCCTAGTGTGATATACCAAGTTTCAACTGAGGATGTTGGGGCTGCTGATACTGATGACTCTATTACCGTAGTGTTACCTTCAACAAGTACATTACGATATAAGATTTACTGGGCAACATCCGCAGCAGATATTACTGCTGCTACTGCTGCAAACGCAGCTATTACTAAATATGTTCAAGGTTCAGATCAATATTTTGCTGCATCAGCAAGTATTGAAATTGGAGACAGCGTTAATGCTAATGGTACTACTATTTTCGCAATAGCTACTTCTGGTACAACTGCTGGTAGTTTACTTGATGAATTGGCATCAGCTAGTTCCAAGGTTCACCTTGGATTCTTATTCGGCAAGGAAGCATACACTGTTGTTGATCTACAAAACTTAATGTCTACACTAACTCCTCCAGGGGCAAGTGATAGTAACCCTCTAGCACTAAGACGTAAAGCTGGATGGAAATTAATGTTCAAATGCGTAATCAATAACAACAACTTCTTCAGTCGAGTTGAAGCAGAATCAGCATTTGATTAAAATTAGCCTATGAACCATCTACGGTTCTAAATAGTAGAATAGGCTAAAAGGGTGGAGTAGACAATCAGCAATCTGATAGTCGAGGATGATCCTGGGAGCAGGATGAGGGTTATTACTCAAAAGAGAGGATAAAATGTCCGACCAATTAGATTTAGATTTTACGCAACATCCAATAATAGAAATTAAGTCTGGGGAAGTTAAAGCAGGATATATAGCCCCTATCAAGAAACGTGGTAGGCCCCCAGGATCGAAAAATAAAAAGAATCAAGCCGGAGTAGCTCCAATAGTAGAGCAGGAGTTTTGTAAACTTCAGGATGCTGGTGCAAATCCAGTTTCCGGCTCCATTTCAGAAGATAGATTTTCTAAACTAGAAAGATCAATTAATCTTCTTGCTCAGATAGTATCTGGACTGGTAGATCAAAAGAAATTAGACGCAGAGGCACTAGCAGATACAGCCAAAACGGTGCAAGAGAAATTAGAAAATACTGATGAAAGAAAAGTTAGGATAAATGTAAGACCAGAAATAACGATTAATGGGGTAAGATACTGTGGGCAGGTATTAGTGCCTGAAAGTCTAGCGAGCAGATTAAAAGGAATGATGCAAACGAGGGAAGATGCTAAATTAAAAGAAACACAATATATAGAACATCCAATATTAGAATTGGCTGTGTTGAAAGGAAATTAAAATGTTTAAATTTTTCAGTAAGAAGCCCGTGGCTATAATCCAGATCAGTCGTTTAACAGCAACAGAGGAAAATACAACTGTAACAGTTAATGCTTATAAATTAAATAGAAATGATATTTTCAAAGCCATGTCCGAGGCAGGAGAAGCATTAAGAATGAGACTTATTGATAATAATTTGGTAGCACAGCGTTGCATGACAGAAGAAATAAAAGAAGATAATGTTCAAGATACATCTGAATTTAGAAAAATGAAGAAAATTAAGTAAAGGAAGTGTTAAAAGATGGCAGTAAGAATAGCTAAAACAGCTATAATCAGTATTGCCCAACAGACTGTAGGCAGAGGATCAGAATTAAATACTATATGTGATGATAAATTAAATCTGATTGTCGGTCAATTATATGAAAATTTCTCTTGGCCTAGCAATCAAAAATCTGGTTCTATTACTTTGACTGCTGGTCTCAATACATGGACTGTTCCTACAGATTATGTTAAAGGGCTGTTTGGTAAATTAATAGTGCCTAATTCTTCTCCACAAACTGAACTTACTTTACCAATATTATCTTTTATTAATTATGGAATGATAGGAGATATAAACCAGCAAGGGCAACCACAAGTATTAAATATTAATAGACAAGTGGACACTACTGGGGAAATACAATTAATTGGTACGGTATGGCCCGTTCCAAATCAAACATATTCTGGTAAACTATATTATCACGCTATTCAAATATATGATGTGGCGGATGGTAATGCCCCTGCCTTCCTTGATATAAAAACATTGGTGGAATTACTTGTTAATGAATTAAGAGGTATGGGATATGGTTCTGATATAGCAATCCCATATGATCCAGCAATGTTAGAAAAAATAACAGGCAGGATGCGTAGAAATATATCTGATGAAGGTATATTCCCACAAAGAGCTAAATTGGATGGTAGAATGTTCGGGCGTGGAAACAAATCATATCCTTGGCTCTCAGGAGGTTAATATGGATTTAATTATAAGTATAATTACTATATTGGTTGGGGTTTCAGCACAATTATATGTTTACCATCGTGTTCAATGTAAATCTATTAAAGAAGTAAAAGAAGAATTATTACTATTAAGAACGAATGATCTCAAACATATTAATTCTATGTTGGGGCAAATAACCGACCATGTATTTCAATTAGCAAAGAAGGATTAATATGCCAGATAGAACAATAACGACATTAGTTGGCGGTTTAAATCTTTTTCTCCATCCCACAAAGATAGCAGATAATGAATGTCAGGTATTGGAGAATATGGAAGTCAGGCCCACTAATGTCGGGGATAACAAATCTTTTTTAGCATTGACAGCTAGGTTTTCATACAAGAGATTAAATTCATCTGATTTAGGACTAACTCCTAAAAGTCTTGTAGAATTTGTTCAGGCAAATACCGGAGTAGGAACAACTGCTTTTACTGGAGCAGGATTAAATGATGCTACATTTGGGGGGACATATGCCGGAACAACTGTATTATCTACTTATGAAGTAGAAATTGACAGTTCTGCTGCCAGTCCTGATACATTTAAATGGAGAAAAGATGCAGGGGGATACACTACAGGAGTTTCTATTACTGCGGGAGTAGCACAAACATTAGCAGAAGGTGTTACAATCACGTTTGTTGCTGGAGATGGGCATACATTGGGAGATAAATGGATAGTCAATGTATCTCCATCGGGCACTAAATGGTTAGTAACTGGCGGATGGGATGGTTCAGCCAATTTTGTAGTTAAAGCACTTCGAGATGGGCAAACATCTCCCATAACAATTAAGTCCCAGGCATCTAGTGATACCGGAATATGTTCATTCTTACTGTTTGGACAATATTTATATTTTACTAATGGTGCTTTAGCTTGGAGGCGATGGAATGGGTTAGATGAAGTTGTTAGTGGTTTTACTACTATTACCAAGTATGCAGTACAACATAAAAATAAAGCGATATACCTGAATGATGTTACTAATAAAGCCCCCAATCAAATATGGGTAAGTAGCACAGGGAATGCGGAAACGGTTCCTGCGGTTAATAATTTTCTTTGTGGGGATCATGGCGATGCTATATCATCGGCAGTAGATCAGTTAGAAAGATTGGTGGTAATAAAAGAAAAAAGTATATGGGGATTTTACTTAGCTCCAGCATTGGCAGATTCTTCAATGTTAAGAGGGGATCAGTATAAAGGATCAATCTCTCCTCTAGGGCATATTTGGGGATCATTCGGTACATATCTTTATAGTACAAGTGCTGGCATACAAGCTATATCTGGATTATATGTTACCCCCACTGTTTTTCAAATAATGAATCAATTACGAGGATTTCAAAATACTGGAGCAGTTTTAGCATTTAAAGAAGATCAAGTATTAATCAGTACATTTTCTGATTCTACCCAAGTAAGAAATAATAGAGTATATTCTGTAGACGTGGCTACCGAAGAAGCTAATGTAGTTTTTCAAGCCAATCTTTCAATTGGATGCTTTTGTTTAAATCAAGGAACACTCACATTTGCTAAAAAAATAAAAGCTATGGAAGATGATGGTACTAATAGATATTTTATTGAATTAGATCAGGTATCTGGTGCTGCTGAAACTAACATTGCGTGTGTAGCACAAACTAAAGATTTTATGGATATAGAAAATAAAGTAGCAAGAATACAGAATGTTAATTTTATAACAGTTGAATTTCTTGCTCCTAATACTACGAATGCTTTAACATTAAAAATATTTGGGGATGGGATGTTAGTAGAAACATTAACATTCACTCCTACTGCTACTGGATTTAATAGAAAGAAATTTTTAGCATTAAGACATTTATCGAGAGGACTTATTATATCATACAGGCTTGAATACACTCAGCCATCATCTAATGCTACAAGATTTGCCATATTAAATATTAGTGATAATTACAATATACAACCAAGGGTAGACTAATGAAACTTTACGAATACTCTAAAAGAATAAATAGAAAATTAAAAGATAAACAGTGGGACTGGGCAGATGAGGAATTTAGACGGTTATGGGATGCTCTTTATAATAAAAGAGAGCAATATTCTGGTCAGATTGGTGGTGGAGAATCACCATTTGAAAGTAGGTATGGAGCTACTGGGGGGCCAGGAGGTATGATAGGGCATATTCCATCACCGGAAATTTTTGCAAGAATGGGAATAGGATATAAGATAAATCCAGATAATGCTCCATATGTTTTAAGTCCATCATATTCTAGTTGGTTTTACAATGCTGAATTATGGGATGGTATTTCCCCGTTTGTTACAGGGACTACAGGATCATTTACTTTAGGAGGCCCCGTTCCAAAAAATTATTATGGACGTATATATGGACAAAGGCAAGAGACTAATGCTCTACATTTAACAGCAACATATTTATTAGATGCTAATTCAGCAGAAACTCCTTCTACTGGAAATACAATTGCTAATCTTAGTGCAACAGGCGGCCAAACTAAATTAAATTTATTAATGAATGAAGGAGAAGTAATTAAAGCTGAAGTAACAGATAATGCAACTCATCCCCCCGATTCTCTTAGTCTTAATTTTGGTTGTTGGGTTTCATGTTTATTTTTTGCTCGTTGGCCTTACGGTGAAACTACTCCTGGTATGTCTGCAACAAATCCTTATCTTGGAACTACAGGGCCAGGGATAAATAATATTAGATTTATTCGATTGAAAAATGTTGCCATAACGGTTGGTGTGGATTTATTAGTATATACTGTTCCAGCAGGAAAAGTAGCTTGGGTTGATCCTACTTTTTTTGGGGTATATGGAATTGGGCCAACAACTGGGCCATCATTAATGTATAAAAGAGTTGGACTAAATGCTAAAACTTTGACTGGACTAGGACTCCTTGGAAGTTCTAAATTTATGTATAGTCCTTGGGCAGATTATACTAATTCAATAACAAATCCTTCTCCTTCACCCATTATGGAAGCAGGAGATCAAATACTTCTAGATCACAATACCGCTTCAGGGAATATGAATATATTTTTTCATGTTTATGAAAGAGATAGGGAAACATTAACACTTGCAAGCGATCCACTGTTAGGTCTGTATGCCACAGGTGGAACTGATCCATTTTAAACGGAGAAAAAGATGATACTTCGTAAACCTAATTTTCAAGATATTTACAAGGCAACACAAGTATTAAGTGATGACGAGGAAGAACAGAAACAGATACTTCAGGAATGGCTATACTTGAATAAAAATAATCCTTCATTCTTCAGTTATGTTATAGTAAAAGATCATGAAGTTTTAGCTGTTGTTACAGGATGGGCTGATAATAAAGCTGTAACAATACATAAAATAACAGGAGCAGATAAATTAAAACAAACATTATTTAATAAAGTATTGAAAGAGTTTGATCCTGAATATATATTATTCATGACAAATGAAATAGATAATTTTGTTTCAGAAAACAATTTTAAAATTCAGAGATATAGTTTGGGGTGGACTAAACCTAAAGAAGAAAATGACATAGAGGTTACAGATGAAATTTCTGGAAATTAAAAAATTGGAAACTTTAAAAAAATTAGAAGAATGGTTATTAAAAACTGCATATTCTAAACTTAATATGTTGACCCAATCTAAGAATGGAAGCGAAACATGGAAAAAATTGATTGACTCAAGGAGAGGGGTAATCTACGTTGCTGAAGATGAAGACAATTTTGTTGGGATGATTGCAGGGTGTATGGCCCCAAATATTTATAATGTTGAAGAAACAGATAGTTATATTGCAGCACTTTATGTTGATGATAATTATAAAGAAAAAGGAGTGGGGAAAAAATTGTACAATCTGTTTGAAAAATGGAGTAAAGATAACAAAGTTGTAAAAATTCTTGCTGGTGTTTTCCTTGATTCTGGCAAGATATTTTTCGAGAAACAAGGATTTAAAGAATTACAGATAACATTATATAAGGAGTTGATTTAGATGCCACAAGCGATATTACCGTTAGCGATGATAGGAATGCAAATACCGG